TGTTACGGGCTCGCAGGCTTCATCTGCGCTGAGTGTCGTTGTGCCGCTTTCGGGCGTCGCAACAGAGCTTGGCCTGGGAACCGCGATCCTGACGGTAGCGGATCAGCTTGGTGGCTTCGCCACGACGGGGAGCATTGCGCGAGGCACGTTGCTGTCTCCCGTGCCGTTCTCCGGCGTTGCGCTGACCGGATCTGATGCTGAGGGCACGCTCCTTGCTCCCCATGCTGTCGTGTCGGCGGTTGACATTGCGCTGATGGACAGCATCGCGCTTGTCCTGATCCAACTGAAGGACATCTAAATGCCACCGTACACAGTTGGTCAGGTGATTGACCTGAAGGCGATGTTTACGGACCCGGAAACCTTGCAACTATTCGACCCGATCACGGTCGTTTTCAAGGTGATGGGTCCGCACTCCAGTCTTGTTCAGACGCCAGCGCCCGTGCGGGACAGTCTCGGTCATTGGCACGCTGAGCAGACGCTTGATGTTCCGGGGGACTGGTGGTGGCGTGTGGAAACCACTGGCCCCCTCGGGGCTGCGGAGCGCACGTTCCCGGTCAACACTTCCGTATTCGTGGTGGACTGATGCCCTCTGCACCCCTAGTAGTTCATCAGCAGGTCGTCGCAGGCGACGATTTCAAGGCGGCGGACGGTCGAGCACTCTCCTGGTCTTCGGAGAAGTGGCCTGATCTGGCCGGCGCGACGTTGAGCATGGTGGTCGGTCACGACCATTCCGCGTTCGGGGATCTTCCTCAGACGTGGACCGGCACGGTGCCGGCGAGCCCCGATTCTCCGCAGACCGTCACATTGGATGTGGCGGCGGCGCAGACGGCGACTCTCGCTCGGGACGAGTACGATTACATCCTGACGGCCACCCTCGCCGATGGCGACGTGGTGACTATCGCTCTGGGGAAGTTGACGGTCCAGGCGGCGCCTGGGACGTTCCTACCGCCGATTTAGAGCAGCACGATCAGGGCGATGATGACGAAGATGCCGAGTACGAGCCCGAAGCCCGTGCCCATCATGTCGTCGCCAGCCTTGTCCAGCTTTTTGCCCCAGCGGGTGAAGTCGTCTGAGTTCATAACCAGACGATAGCCGTCCCATAGTTGTCTGTCAAGGAGGCGCGATGCCCCGTGGACCTATGGCCAAGCATCCTTCGGCGCGACGTCGAACGAATGCCCCGGTCAGCACCGCACGAGAGATCGTGCTCCGACAGCCCGGAGAACCGCTCCTACCCGTTCCTGAGATGCCTCCGCGCTATGAGGTGGTCAAGGGGGAGCGTGTCGAGACGGAATGGCATCCTGAGGCGACGAAGGCGTGGGCCGAGTGGTGGCAGTTCCCGCTTGTCTACCAGGCCCCGGAAGTGGACCACCATCTTCTGGTGATTTATCTCGGCCTCGTTGACAACTATTGGCACAAGCTGGAGGCAGGGAAGGCGATCACTGAGCAGGCGGCGCAGATCCGCTCGTTTTCTGAGCAATGGGGGATCGGCGAGAAGTCCCGCCGGCACCTTCAGATCACGATTCAGGAGGCCGAGGAGGCTATCGAGCGCGGAGCTCGGATGCAGCCGAAGCGCGTTGAGGCTCAGGAGCCCACAGCGGCGCTCTATACGCCGAACTGGACCGAGGACGACGAGGACGACGGGTCGATAATCGACGCTGACGTGGTTTCGTGAGTGTCCTAAGGGTACCCTCGCTCTCCACCTACCGCGATGGACCCTCTTTGGGGCCGCAAATCGCGTCTTGGATGGAACATTTCCTCGTTCACGGCCCTGGAGACGTCCGAGGACGGCAATATGGCCTCGATGACGAGAAAAGGAAGGTTCTTTTCGGCATTTACGCCCTTCAGAAGGACGGCCGGCGCCGTTTCAAGCGCGCTGGAGTGTCTGTCCGCAAGGGTTGGGCCAAAACGGAGCTTGCAGCCGCTATTTCGGCCGCTGAATTGCACCCTTTCGCTCCCGCTCGCTTCGATCATTGGGCCGAGGAGGGCGAGGAGTCCCATTGGGGCTACGTTTACACCCCCGGAGAGCCCGTAGGACGCGGTGTCAGGGACCCATACGTCCCGATGGTGGCCTACACGGAGGAGCAGTCCGAAGAACTTGCCTACGGCGCCCTGGTGGTCATGCTCGGCGAGGGACCGCTGGCGCAGGATTTCGATATCGGCTTGGAACGCATCATCGTTCTCGATGACGCGGGCCGAGCGGCGGGAAAGGCGGTGGCGCTCGCGACTTCGCCTGACTCGCGTGACGGCGCCCGCACCACCTTTCAGGTCTTCGATGAGACACACAGACTCACCCTCCCGCGTCTGAAGCAGGCGCACCAGACGATGATGGCCAACCTGCCTAAGCGCCGGATGGCCGATGCTTGGTCGCTGGAGATCACGACCTCTTACGAGCCCGGTGAGTTGTCTGTGGCTGAGGGGACGATGGAGTATGCGCGGCTTGTACGAGCGGGGAAGGTACCGGACTCACGCCTGTTCTTCTATCACCGGCAGGCCGGAGATGACCACGATCTCGCGACGACAGAGGGGCTACGCAACGCGGTCCTTGAGGCTTGCGGTGACACGGCTTCATGGACCGATGTTGACGGTATCGTTGAGCTTGCGCTCGACCCCCAGACTGATCGGTCGTATTGGGAGCGAGTGTGGCTGAACAAGCCTGTCCAGAGTGCGTCTCAGGTCTTCAGCATGGACCTCGTCAAGGAGCACGCTTTTCCTGGTTGGCATCCCGCTGACGGCGAGACGATCACCGTGGGCTTTGACGGCGCCATGACGCGCGACTCGACGGCGCTTGTGGGGACACACATCGCTACGGGCCGGCAGTTTCTTCTCGCATTGTGGGAGTGTCCGACGAACGCGAAGGGTGTTCCTGACCCGAACTGGCAGGTACCGGAGGACGAGGTCGATCAGGCGGTTGCCGAGACGTTCCGTCGTTGGAATGTGTGGCGATTGTACGCTGACCCTTACTACTGGGACACGCATGTTTCGGCGTGGGTCGGGAAGTACCTCGTGAAGCGTGGTAGGGACCGTGGGAAGCCTTCAGTCTTCTCGTGGCCGACGAACACGCATAAGAAGATGGCCCTTTCGCTGAAAGCCTTTGTCCATTCGATGAGGCACGGCGAGTGGTCCTATGACGGCGATCCGAGGTTCACGGCTCACTTGGCTAACGCGCGCAAGCGTGACGTCAACATCCTCGATGAGGACAACGTCAACTTGTTCGTGATGCGCAAGGAGCGCCCTGATTCGCTGTTCAAGATCGACGCGGCTATGGCTGCGTGTCTTTCCTGGGAGGCGTATCGGGACGCTCGCGCCGCTGGAGTTGATCTGGCGAAGCGGTCCAAGATGCTCGTGGCTTTCTAGGTTTCCCCCGTCTCGCGAACGGGGGCGGCGGGTTGGCGTCCCGTTGATTGTGCCCCTTCACACAGAGCGCCCACACCCCGCGCCTACGGGAATGCCGGTGGTCAGCCGACGGGCTGGCGTGTGAGGGGCAACATCTTCAATTACTCGGAGGCTCGATGGCCGACGCTACTCCCTCGAACCCGCAGATGGCGGTCGAGTACCTACAGCAGCTAGACGTCAAGCTCCGGCAGCAGGCCCCCGAGATTGAACTCTGGGAGCGCTACTACGAGGGCGTCCACCGCCTCGCGTTCGCCACGGCTCGTTTCCGGCAGACCTTCGGCAACTTGTTTCACGAGTTCGCCGATAACTGGATGGAACTGATCGTAGACGCCTCGGTCGAGCGCCTGAACATCCAGGGCTTCCGTTTCGATGACGGCGACGCTGACGGCGATGCGGACGGTTGGGCGATCTTCCGGGATAACTGCCTCGATGCGCAGAGCGACATTGCACACACCGAGGCTGTGAAGCTGGGCAAGTCCTACCTGATCGTGGATCCGCACGACCTAACTGACCTGGGGAACCCGACGATCACCGTCGAGCACCCGGCGCAAGTGGTGTGTGCGTACAAGGCCGGTAACCGGCTTCGGCGTCTCGCGGCGATCAAGGAGTGGGCCGATCACTCGGGTTACGTCTACGCGAACATTTACATGGAGGACGGTACCTACCGCTTCCAGACGAACGAGAAGATCGACCAGAGGGACGCTATCGGCGCGATCAACGCTGGTAGCGCATGGTCGCCAACGCTGAGTATTTACGGGAACATCTTCCCGCAGGACTACCTTGGTCCGCCGGCTCGCTTCTTGGGTGAGAAGGCGACGTGGATCCCGCGTCAGGACGGCGAGGAGTTCTTCGTCCCGCATGACCTTCGGGTGGTGCCGGTCCTGCCGTTGGAGAACAACCCGAGCCTGAAGGTGGGTGGCCGTTCGGATATCGCTCCGATCATCCCGATTCAGGATGCGATCAATAAGACGGTGATGGACATGCTCATCGCGTCGGAGTTCGCGAGCTTCGGCCAGCGGTGGGCGACGGGCATTGAGATCCCTAGGGATCCAGAGACGGGCCAGCCGATCAACGACAGCGTCTACCTCGCTGCGGTGAGTCGCTTGTGGACTTCGGAAGATCCCGAAACCAAGTTCGGCACGTTCGCTGCCTCTGACCTGAAGAACTACGTGGTCGCTATCGAGTTGCTTATCCAGCACGTCGCGGCGATCACCAGAACCCCTCCTCACTATCTACTGGGGCAGTCAGGCAACTTCCCATCGGGCGACTCGCTCGCGGCCACAGAAACCGGCCTCGTAGCCAAGGTGAAGCGCAAGATGACGAACTTCTCCCCTTCGTGGGAGGAGGCTATTCGTCTCGCGTTCCGCGCTAAGGGCGATGCTCGTGGCGACCAGATGGCGGAAACCATCTGGGCTGATCCTGAGCAGCGGATCCGCGCGGCTCGTATCGACGGCGCCGTGAAGATGAGCACCCTCGGTGTTCCGCAGGATGCGGTCTGGACGGAGTTGGGTGCCACGCCGGCTGAGATCACGCGCTGGCACGCGATGCGTAAGGAGATGGGTGTTCCTGAGTATGGACCGGAGTTCGCTCCGATCCCTCTCCCGCCACCTAATCCTGATGGGACTCCGGGCAAGCCGCCCAACCAGGGACCTGAAGGAAACCTTCCACAGCAGCAAGCGATCACTCAGGCCGAGCGCCTGACTCGCATCCATGACTAGAGCCCCGCGATGGGGCAAGGAGACGCGATGTCACTTCTAGAAGCCGCCGGTCTTCAGCCGGAGCCGGAGCAGCCCGACGAGGCTGGTGTTGCATCAGTGGATGAGGGCGAGCCTGTCGCCCCCCCTGAGGAGGAGTCGATTGAGATTCCCGACGGTGCGAAGAACCCGGATGCGGTCAAGGCGCTGATCCAGGCCGAGCGCAAGAAGGCTCGTGAGGCGAACGCTCGTGCTCGCGAACTGGAGCGTCAGGCCACTGAGGCTGCGGAGGCCAACCGGCCGTTGGAGGAGCGCTTGGCGAACGCCGAGAGGAAGGCTCAGGAGGCTGAGCTCAACGCCTTGCGCGTAGAGGTCGGAACGAACCTGGGGCTCTCTCTGACGTTGTCGAAGCGTCTGAGTGGACAGACGGTCGAGGAGTTGGCGCAGGACGCTAACACTCTGCTCGCAGAACTTGGTAACCGACCGAAGCCTCAGGTCCCCGGACTTGACGGTGGGGTGAAGACCCCGCCTCCGGTGGCAGCGGATCCGAAGTTGGCACATAACACTTTCCTGAGCAATCTGATTGCTCAGAAGCGGCAAGGAGCGTAGGAACGATCCTGGCTCCCTGATCCAGCGCGACGCCGGATCGTTTCTACAAGTACCACCTTAGCGCGACGCGGGCTGGTCCTACCCCCATTCAATTCTCAGTAGGAAGGCCCTTAGTCAGATGACTAATTACATTCCCTTTCAGGGGGGCACGGGTTCTGGAGACAGCACCTATGGTCCCGCTGGTGGGTACCTGCTCCCCCCGGAGCAGGGCGAGATCCTGGTCAACGGGATCCTCGTGGAGACTGGCGCTATCAACCTTGCCGGTGATGCGCGCTCCACTACCTCTCGTCGCACGCAGTTCCCCGTGTGGCTCGGTCAGCCGGATGCCGCTTTCGTCGGCGAGGGTGGCACCAAGCCCCTGACCGGCGTTCCTTTT